GAAATACAACAACAACATCTGGAAAACCAGCAACATTAGAAAACGGATATACAATAAATGTTCCATTATTTGTTAATATAGGAGATACTATAAAAATAGATACTAGAACTGGCGAATATATGGAAAGAGTATAGTAGAAAGGAAGTTTTTACATGTCTGAATTTGATGAAAAATATAATAAAATTATTGAAGATATTGGTAAAAATATAAAAGATGAAAAAGAATTACAATTTGTAAAAGAAAAGATGAATGAATTATCTGCAATTTTTATTAATATGTTTAACCAAGTTAATAATTCTTCAGAGAAGAGAATTACTGATTTAGAGAAAAATCAAAAAGGGTTGGAAGAAAAAATAAATAAAGTAGAAAAATTTATAGAAGATATGAAAAAAGATATTTATGATGAATATGATGAAGAAGACTATGAATTTGAAATTATATGCCCTTATTGTAATCATATTTTTACATCAGAAATAAAAACAGAAGAGAACGAAGAGATAGAATGTCCAGAATGTCACAATATAATAGAATTAGATTGGAATTTAGATGATTGTGAAAGTGGATGCTCTTCTTGTCATGGATGTTCATCTTGTGGGAGTCATGGAATAATTGATGAAGAAGAAGATGATGATGATGAAAATGACGAAGATATGTAAAAAGTTAATAAAAATTTAATGGATTGACGGCTGAGCCGTCTTTTTTTATTGCAAAATGTAAATGAGGTCCTGTTGTAGAACCATTTGTAGGATTACCATTTGAATCTTTATATGGATTATTAGAAAAACCATATACATTTTTAGGTCCAACTTGAGCAATTAAATCTCCTTTATTTATGTGCTGATTTTCATAAACTAAAAATTTAGGAGAAACATGACAATATGTAAATTGAAAATTACCAGATGTTATTATAACTGTACATCCACCAGAACCATTAAATCTTGCAAGAGTGACATTACCAGAGGTTACTGAAAATATGTTAGTACCGAGGAGGAGCAGGAATATCTATTCCTTTATGAAAAGATGATGCACCTTTGGTTGGAGAACTTCTTCTTCCAAAGGGAGAAGAAATAGTATTATATCCGTGGAAGAGGCCAAATAAAACCATCTGAATTTATTTTTACAGTGGGGGTAGTACTAATTCCAGATGTATTAAAATCATATGATGCAGAATTTAAATTATCAGAAGTTGAAAATTGGGTAAAAATAGGAGTATAAAAAACAGCTATGAAAATAGGAAAAATAATAAGAGTAGAAAAAATTAAACTAAGATGTTTAAAAAAACTACTAGACATAAGATAAAACCTCCTTAAACTTTCTAGTAGCCCCCGAAATATTTAATTTTATTTTTTAAAAGCAAAGAATTTGCTAATGAAAAAATTTAATATAATAACAATTATTGTTATAGATGCTTTACTTATTAATTCTTGTATTCCAAGAATGTTAAATAATAAATAAAATCCTAATGATTCTAAAACCATTGTAAAAGCTCTACCTAAAATAAATTTAAAAAATTCTATTAATTTTTCTTTAGCATTAGAAGCTTTTGAATTAAATACTAATTTTCTGTTAGTAAAGTAAGCAAATAAAACAGCTACTATTATAGCAATATTGTTAGATAAGTTTCCTTCTAAATGTGCAAAAGATGTTAATATATAGAAAAGCCCAATGTTAACTACAGTTGTTAATATTCCGAATATTCCATAAAAAATTACTTCTTTTGTACAAACTTTTTTTACTAAATTAATTATTTTTTCCATAGTATACCTCTTTTACAAAATAATAAAAATAAGAGATTAGAATATAAGTTCTAATCTCTTAATTGGCAGGGGTACTAAGACTCGAACTCAGACTTGTGGTTTTGGAGACCATCGTGCTAACCATTGACACTATACCCCTAAGTGATACATATAGTATAATAGCATAAACCAAAATAAGATGCAAGTAAAAAATAAAAAAATATTGTATATTTTATAAAATTCGTATATAATATATAATGCATATGGGGGTGTATTTGGTTTCGACAATAATTTAGAAGTATAAATAGCGAGTAGTGGATGGTTGCTTTGGCCACTATAAAAAAGCAAAAATAAATATAAACGCTGATAATAACGAAGAATTAGCATTCGCTGCTTAATTTTAGCAGCACGTCTTATCATTAATGCCCACGTTTTTGAATAAGGCGACGAATTAGTGGGAAACGAAACTATTTTTTTCTATAGGAAATAGTGGGTAGAAATATAGATACCTAGAAGTAAGTATGTTTGTTTACGTATTTTTAGGAAATTTAAATAACAAACTGCACTCGGAGAAATTTATATGGAAGAGTTATTGGACAGGAGTTCGACTCTCCTCACCTCCACCATAAAATAAATCGTATAAACCTTGATAAATAAGGAATATACGATTTTTATAATGCAATTTTAATGCAACTGGATATTTATTTTATTGTAATATTGTTCTAATTTGTCATCTTCTTGCGCTTCAAAACGGTCTAATACGCTAGCATATGTATTGAGTGTTGTTTCTATATCTTTATGACCAAGCTTCTTGGATAGAACTTTTACATTCATACCAGATTCAATACATCGTGTTGCATATGTATGTCTTAACATATGATTATGAAGATTGCTAGTAATGTTGTATTTATTATTTAATCTTCTTAGATATGAATTTACTTCATAAGGTTTTATGATGTCATCATTTTTATTATCAAAGAATAATAAATTATATTTATTGTCCACTTTATTTGATATAGCATCATCTAATATATACTTGATATCACGAGTAATTGAAACAGGTCTTTTTGAATTAAGTGTTTTTGTTGTATTGCCTAAGACAGTCTTATCATTTTCATCTCTTGTCATTGTGTGTGATACAAAAATATATTTATCGTCAATATCATTTATATTTAGTGCTAAAACTTCACCAATTCTAAAACCACCAAATAACATTAATAGAATAATATTTTTATATGGTGTATTTTCATTTGAAAGTGCATCAATTAGCTTTTTTTCTTCTTCAATCGATAAAGATATTACCTCGCGATTTTTCTTATCAGATTTTGGCTTTTTAACTTCTTCTGCAAGCATTGGATTTTTTATAATATAGTTTCTATCTACAGCTCTACGAAATGTTTGTCCTAAAAGTTGATAAATTTTTTCTATAGTGGAATTAGCATAACAGGTAGTAGTGTGTAAATAATTTTTTATGTCCGCAGGTTTTATTTTCTGAATTGGCATATTTGCAATGTATCCATTTGAAATATATTTTAGAGTATATGTGGCACGTTTATAAGTGTTAGAAGTTATTTCATTACTTTTTCTTTTGTCTTCAATTATTTCAGTAGCTAAAGTAATAAGGTCAATATCTTTATTTTCTACATATGTATCAGCTTGAACTTCTGCTAATGCCTTTGTGATTTTTTCTTTGACTTCTTTTCTTGTATTGCCATATACAGATTTACGATTTAATCTACCATCAGGTTTTCTTCCCGCAGTAAATTGACCAACCCATTTATTTAGTTTCTCAGAATAATAAATAGTTCCTTCACCATTTCCACGCTTAGCCATCTTTTTCTCCTTTCAAATTAGATATGTTGTTGATATTTGATAATATTTGTTTTAGTTTTATATTTTCTTGTACAATTTTTTCATATTCTTCTCGTGATACGCAATCACCTTTATAAACTTTAATTTTATAATAACCTCCGTCAGTTCTTAAACAAGGTATTTGACCTATTCTACATAGTCTTTTAATTTCTTCAACTCCAATACAACCACCAGTTGCATCGTGATATTCTTTAGGACTCATATATATATGGTTTACTTCCATTTTTATTTCCTCCTTATAAAATAAGATAACAGTTAAAAATCTGTTATCTTTAGTAATTAATTCATTTCAAATTTTCCAATATATTTTCCTAAAATTTTAATTTGTGTATCTTTATTATATACTTGTGTAGTAAAACTAGAGTCCTCTGACATTGGTTCTAATATGACTAAATTACCTTGCTTGCTAAATTTTTTAAGTGTAGCATCAAAACCATTTACTAGAACAGCAGCGATTTCTCCATTTTCTACAATATCTTGCTTTCTAATTAATGCATAAGCACCATTTCTAATTACTTTATTCATACTTTCGCCATCTACACGTAAGAAAAAACACTCTTCGGGATTTATAATTCCCATTAAATTTGGATCAATAGGCAAGTATCCTTCTAAGCATTCTTCAGCCCAGTTAGGGAGTCCTGCGGATATTTTGCCGTAGACAGGAGTAAGAACCATTTTAGCTTCTTTTGTTTTTTGAGGTTCAACCATCGTCTCAGAGAAATCAATGATTTTTTCAAGGAAAATCTGATAAAGTTCAAAAGCAGAAATTAGTTTCTTTTGCGACACAGGATTGTATTTATTTAACTCATCTTTTAAACTAAATGAATTGTCATTTTTTTTATGATAAAAATTATCTCGAAATTTAGACATTGTAGAATATAATATCTTTTTTTCATCGTCATTCATATTTAAAGAATTTATGGCATTATCAAATTGTTGCATATCTTCAATTGATAATCCTAACATTGATAACAAGTAAGTATCAAAATCGTTTTCATTAATATATCCACATATTTTCATTAAATCTTCGTAATTAACTACTCCGTTAGATGCATTAGATATTTTTGCTAATATTTTAGGAGTAGGGGGATTGTCTAATTTCATATTTATGTATTTAGATATATATGTCCTATCAAATGAAGCTTTCTTAGCGAAATCTGTCATACTATCATAAGTATCATTTATTCTTTTCAGTACCATTGAAAAATCTTTTTTATTAAACATAATAATACCTCCAAACTTAGTATATCATAGGGTGTGAAGAATTTCAATAAAAAATGTGAAAAAATTCTCAAAATCTATTGACAATAAAATGTACATATAGTATTATTACATTGTGAATAAATTCACAAAAGGAAGAGAGGTGAAAAAATGAAAGTAAATATAGAGGCTTTAAAAGAATTGCTAGTAGAAGAATTTAATAATAATCAAACGCTTTTTGCTCAGAAGATGGGGTTAGAAAGGACACATGTTAACAAGGTATTTAAGAATAAAGGCGATGGTGCTGGTGCAACTTTTTTACGGAGCTATAATCAAATATTGCAATAACAATAAAAAAGATTATAAGAAATATATTTTTTTAGACTGAAGTGTGAATAAAATCACGAAAAAGGAGGAACTATGGATAATTACCAAATATTTTTTAATGAAAATGGGAATGCAGTAGTTATGGTGCCAATGATAGTACCAAAAGGACAATTAGAAAGTTACTTAAAATGGTTAAATGAGAAGACAAGAAAGGAGTAACGAATGAAAGATTTACAACTAATAAAATCAAGTAAATTTGGACAAGTAGAATGTGATATCTACTCAAATGAAAAAGAAATGTTTATGACAATAAGTCAATTAGCCAATTGCTTAGGATATGCAAGTAAAAGTGGTATCGAAAACATTATAGACAGAAATAAATATTTAAAAGATAAGGAATTTTCAAGTACCCACAAAATGGAGGTAGTTGAAGGTAATAGAACAGTAGGTAGAGAAATGAGGTTCTTTACAGAAGATGGAATATACGAAGTAACAATGTTAGCTAAAACTGAAAAAGCAAAAGAATTTAGAGCATTTATAAGAAAGTTACTTAAATCATTAAGAAAAGGTGAAACAAAATTAATAAAACCATCTAATGAACAAGTTGAACTAATAGAAATCAAAAAGAAAAATGCTGACGCTAGATTAAGAAATGCAAAAGTAAGAGAGGCAAGATTTTTATTAGAGGCAGTAGATAAATATAAAAATGTATTAGCAGAGCAAAGTGTTGAGTTATTAACAATAAATGCATTAGAAGTTATAAATGGTAAAAATACACTAGAAAGCCCTAAATTACCAGAAAAGAAATATTATACAGCAACTGAGATAGGCAAAGAGTGTGGAGTTAGTGCTAATAAAGTTGGAAAGATAGCAAATGATAATAATTTAAAAGTAGACGAATATGGAATGTTTGTATTAGATAAATCAAGATATTCAGCACATCAAGAACCCACTTTTAGATATAACGAAAAAGGTAAAAGCAGAATTAAAGAGTTATTAAGTAAAGAGGTGACCTAAAATGCAAGAAAAGAAACCAAAAATAACATGGAATGAAGCACCAGACATTATAAATCCTTATGACTTAGCAGATATTTTAGGGATTGGAGAAAATAAAGCAAGGGAGATATTTAATAGAGAAGATTTTCCAAGAGTTAAAGGTACAGGAGTAAAACAAATAGCAGATAAACAAGCAGTAAGATGTTGGTGTATGAATTTAGATATAACAACAGAGGTTTTAAAGAATATTATACAAACATTAAAAGTTACAAGTTAGAAAGGCAGGTGAATAGAGATGAACATACAAGAAGCAGTAAAAGAAGGAATAAAACAAAAGAAAATGATAAAAAGAAAAAGTTGGAAAACTCCAGACAGGCTTATCCCAACTAATGATCCATTTAATCTTATGGCTGGCTATGTAAGTTCAGAAAAAAGAATATTTAGAGGTTGGCAGCCAATGACAAATGATTTAATAGCAGATGATTGGTATATTACAAATGAAAGTTATAAAAATATAACCTTGTTAACAAAATCTACCAAAACTTAATCTTATCTATATAGTCAAGCAAAGATTTAAGTTTATCAAAAAAACGATTTTCCATATAAACAATACCATCATCAGAAGGCCATTCAGGAATAATGTTAGGTAGATTATATAAATAAAAAATTTAAAAGTAAAGGAGGGGATAGAGATGGAAATTAAATGCACAGTAGAAGAATTAAAAGAACTAGCAAAATTAATAAATAATACACCAGTTGCGGGAACAACTGATGTGAATGTAAAAATTAAACCTTTAAAAAATATCACTTTTACAGAAAAAATTGCTAAGAGTTTAGCCAATCGTGGTATTCACGAAGAACAGCTAAATTAAACTCTAAATTGACTTGTATGAATTTTGTGATTGGGTCTTTTGAATCAATCTTTTTGCCAATATCTTCAATAACATTGGACCAATCTTTATTGTCACATTGATTCATAAAATCATTAAAATCTTTATCCAATATAATCACCTCACTTTCGAGATGATTATAACAATACAAAAATAAAAAGAATGTAGAAAGATGTCGAATAAAATAAAAATTTGAAAGCACATTAAAAATTGAATAGTTTATCAGACGAAACGCAGTAATACTAACGGTTTTGAAATATTAAAAAATATTTTAAAAAAGTTTAAAAAAAGTATTGACGCTAACGAAACGTTATGATAATATATAACCAGTTCAGAGGAAAGGAGGTAAAAGCCATATGATAGAAGCAATAAAAAAAGTGCTTGCCGACTATCAATCTAAACAAGCACAACAACGTAGAGTTAAGAATAATCGTAAGAACGTTCAATTAATTCTACAAGGTTTATGTGAAAGGGGATTTTAAAATTCCCTTCCCTCTAACAATTATATATTATTAATAATGTAATTGTCAATAAGGAGGGAGTCATATGGAAAAAAGAAAATTGAATGTAACTTTTTGCAAAAGTGGAAGTGGTTCTATAACTCCAAGATTATCAATACCAATTACTGATTTGAGAGATATGGGAATAACTCCAGAAAATAGGCAAATAAATTATTATTACAACAGAGAAACAAAAAAAATCGAATTAAGTAGAACAGAAAATTAAAAAACTACTAAATACTGTATCGTCCTGAGAAAACTATTCAGTATCTAGTAGCCCTGAAACCACTTGAAAAAGTGTTTCTATATATAATTATATAGTAAACACCTATAAATTTCAAGAGGTTTTGAAAAAAGATTATTTTGAAAGGATAGGTGTTTTTATTATGTCAATTGAAGAATTACAAAAAGAAAATCAAGAATTAAAAGAAAGAATAGCATTATTAGAAAAGACAATAGCAAGAGGGAATACAGGAAATATAAGTGCTTATAATCAAATTAGAACTATGATAGTTGAGAAAGTAAAGAAAGAAGTTCCGATAGACTCAGATGGTTATGAATGGGGAAGAAAAGTGGTAGAAAAAAGAATTATGGCAGATTTGAAGTGGGATTTAAGAGTAAGAGTTATTGCTGATTTTAGAACAGAACATATTGAGCCTGCTAAAGAATATGTAGATAAATATATAATTCCAGATGAGTTAAAAACAAAATATAGTCGTTAGAAAGGGGGTGAGAAATATGTTAACAATACAAGAATGGCACGAAATATTTAAAATAGTATTTATAGTAGCTGTATCAATTTTATTAGGACTATCAGTTCTATATAAATATGCAGAAGTAAGCTATAGAAAAGCACATAAAAATACAAACAAAGTGAACAGAAAAGTACAGAAAAGAACAGAAATAGTATACAACGTAGGTGATCCTTCAAAGATGTATTTATTTGAAGTTAAGCAAGCTAAAAATCAATTAAGAAAAGAGTTAATAGCAAATTTTTAAAATGTTAATTTTAGAGAAAAACGCATGGTAAAGTTTAATTAGAAAGAAGGTGAGAAAATGATAACGGATAAAAGAATGACAGAAATGCAAGAAGAAATGTTTAACATAATAGGAAATATGAAATTATTAAAAAACAATAAAAAATACGAAGAATTAGGACAATACATAGATGAACAATATGAAATATTAAAAAAAGAACTATCTGACGACGACCAATCTGACAAATAGTTCGGAACAAATTAATAGTATTTATGTTAATACTATAAAATTATATTAACATAAAACTATTAAAAAATCAAGGGGAAAAATGAATTGCAAGAATTTAAAAATAAGAAGTAAGAATTATAAAAAATATTTTTACTGTTCTCTATATAAACAAACAATAGAAAATAGCAAGTGTAGTAAATGTGAACTTAAAGAATACAAAACAGTTAAAAAAATAAAAGGCAAAAAACATACACAAACAAAAGCAACAGAAATTCCTAAGGCAGTAAAATTACAAGTTTGGGAAAGAGATTCGCATAAGTGTATATTGTGTGGAAAACTAGTACCTTGGAATTTAGCAAATGCACATTTTATACCTAGAAGTTTAGGAGGTCTTGGCATACCAGAAAATATATTTACTGCATGCGAGGATTGTCATAGAGAACAAGATAATGGTTTAAATAGTAAATTATATACAGATAAGGTAAAAAACTATTTAAAAGGTATTTACGGAACAAATTGGAATATAAAAAAAATGATTTATAAAAAATACGATTAACGGAAGAGGAGGACTATATGATAAAAAACGAAAATTATATAGTTGTACAAGGGTTTATGACTAATGAGTTAAATTTAAAAGGAAATGAATTAATAATATATGCTATTATTTATGGATTTTCTCAAACACCTGGGCAAAAATATAACGGAAGTTTGCAATATTTAATGGAGTGGACTAATTCTTCTAAACAAGGAGTTTTAAAAAATCTAAAGGCATTGTTAGATAAAGGACTTATAGAAAAAGAAGAAAAATATATAAACAATATTAAGTATTGCAAATATTCAACAAAGGATTTAATAGAGGTGGTAAACAAAGTTGACCACCAGTCAACAAAGTTTAACGGGGGTGGTCAACAAAGTTTACCTAATAATATATATAATAATATTATTATTAAAGAAAAGAAAAAAGAAAATGTTATTGAATTTTATAATAATAATTTTGGGTTAATAACATCTTACATAGCAGAAAACATAAATTCTTATTTACTAGATGGAATAGAAGAAAGTTTAATAATAAAGGCAATGCAAGAAGCACTAGATAGTAATGTAAGAAGATGGAACTATGTTAAGACAATATTAAATGATTGTATAAACAATAATATAAAAAGCGTTGAACAATATGAAGCTAAGCAAAAAGAATATAAAGCTAACAAAACTAACAAAGCTACAGTGCAAAGTCAAAAACAAGAAGTAACATACAATACAGACTTTAGTGAATATGATGAATACGTTAAACGAAATTGAAAAGTTATATTCAAAAGACGTAGAAGAAAATATATTAGGTTGTATGTTAGTTTTTAAAGAATGTAATAGATACATAAAAAATATAGAAGAGAACGACTTTTATATAAATATAAACAAATTAGTTTTTAAATTAATAAAAGAACTAAAACAAGAAGATAAACCAATAGAGATTTTAAGTGTAAAAGAAATTGCAAAAAGCAAAGATTTAGATGAAAAAGAATTATTTAATTATTTAATAAAAATAACGTCAAATTCGTTAACATCAAGTAATATAGATTTTTATATAAAAAGACTAAAAAGCTACAGCATTAGAAGAAAAATAATAGAAAAAGCAAGAACTTTAATAGATGAAATGTATCAATCAGAAAACGAAGAAGCGGAAGAAATAAAGAAAAATGCAATACAAACAATAACAAATATAAAAACAAATAGTACAAGCACTACAAATGAAGACATGAAGACTGTAATGATAGAAGCATTAGAGGATATAGAAAACAAATATAGAAATAGAGATGATCACAAATATAAAACAGGATTCTTTGAATTAGATAAAGTAACAGACGGCTTGCACGAACAAGAATTTACAATAATTGCTGCAAGACCACGGAGTAGGTAAAACATCATTTGCTCTAAATATAGCAGAAAACATATCAAGAAAAGGAGTAAATACGTATTTTTGTTCGTTAGAAATGTCAAGAAAACAATTAGGAAACAGATTAATCTCTAGTAGAGCAAACATAGATTCACACAGAATTAGAAGCGGATGGCTAAATGATAACGATTTTAAGAGTATAGCAATAATAGCAGATGAATTATCTAGACTAAAGCTATTAATTGACACAGAAAGTAAAACAATACAGGACATTGAAATAAAAACATATGAATTAAAAGAAAAACAAAATATCGGATTAGTAATAATAGATTATTTACAACTGTTAAAAAGTAAAAATAAATACAACATAAGAGAACAAGAAGTAGCAGAAATAAGCAGAAAATTAAAACTAATGTCTAGAGACTTAGATATACCTGTAATAGCACTTTGTCAACTAAATAGAGAAAGTTTAAAAAGAACAAGACCTACTAATGCAGATTTAAGAGAATCTGGAAGTCTAGAACAAGATGCAGATAACATATTTTTTATATATGCTGACGACGAAGAAAGAGAAAAGAAAGTAGTAGAAACAGAAATAATAATATCTAAACAGAGAAATGGACCAACAGGAACAATAAAACTGAAATACGATAAAAAAACAATGACGTTTAAAAATTGTAATTGAGGTGATTAATATAGAGATTATAACAAAAGAACAATTATTAAAACTAGACGACAAAGAAAAAATAAAAGTTTTAGTAGATATTGTAAATGGAAAGAAACGATTAGAAGAAAACAGTAAAGAAGCGGAGGATAAAAAATGATAGATATAGAAAACTATTTATCTGCAACTTCTTACAAAACAAGAGAACAATTAGTAAATGAAACAGGACAGTCTGACAGAGAAGTAAGAAGACAGATAAGTGAATTAAAGAAAGAGCGAGTAGTAATATGTAGTTCTAGTAGAAAAGGCTATAGATTAGCAAAAGAAATAAATAGTGCATCTAATATAGAACTACAAGAAGAAATAAATCTTATAAAACACTGCATAGCGGAAATACAATCTAAAAAGAAGGTTCATAACAAACAATTAAGAAAATACATAGCTTATTTAAAAGTAGCAGAAAAGAGGTTGAATATAAATGATTAAAAAGAAAACTGCTAAAAGAAGAAAAAGCAGAAAAGAAATAGAGAAAAAACTAAAAGCAGAAAATGAAGAAAAATATTATTTTGAAAAAGAGACAATAACAGAATTGAATAAACAATTAGATAAAATTAATTAAAAGGAGAAAACAAATGATAATAAGAAATATGAAATTGAAAGATATAAAAATAAGAGAGGACTTTAAAAGAACACAACCGAGCAAGAATAAGATGAAAGAAAAATGGTTCTTTTACAGAAAGACTGGAAGTCTAGAATCGGACATAATTATAAACAAAAACGGTTATTTAATAGACGGCTATACTAGTTATTTGATAGCGGAAGCAGATAACATTAAAAAAATAGATGTAATAGTAAAATATAAGTAATTACGAGAAAGGGAGAACTATATGAAATATGCATTGATAGATACTTTTTGGGGATGGCTAGCAAGACCAATTTTGCTATGGAATTTAAATGATATTTGTACGGTAGTTTTAGAAATAATAGTAATAAAAACATGGTTTAGCACAATAAAAGAAATGCTAAGAAGCAGGAGGAGAAGATGAATAGAAACAATACAATTAAAGATTTAATAGAAAGTTGTATAGATAGTCGTGATGTAAATATTGAAAAAACAGAAGATGGAGAAAGAGCATTTAAAGAAAATAATATTTATGTAAAAGGAAAAAGTGGAGAATTTGAAAGATATACTTTAGTTGAATGTTTACCTAGAGGAGCAAAATTTGTAGTATTAATTAATGAAAGCAGTTCAAATGAAACAGGAGATTTTAGTTGGTATTTTTGTATTATGATTAAATATCATGATTTATATATTAGCTTACATGATAGAGGTTAGGAGGAGAATAGATATGTTAAAAACATTAATAGGAAAAAGAGTAGCAACATATGATGGACATATTGGAGTAGTAATAAAACATTTTAAACCAACAGGAAGAGATATAACCGTGCATATAAAACAAGATGATGGGCGAATATGGTATTGCCCTGAAAACAATATTGTAGAAGTAAAGGAGTAAATAAGATATGTTAGTGCCAATAGTAGATATGAAAGAATTTGAAAAAGTTGGATTTAAAAAATGTAAAAAGCCTTATGATCATTGTTATTATCTATGCTTTTCAAGAGGAATACAATATATATTTTTAAGTCCTGTAATGATAGATATTAATAAATGGGAAGATACAGATCCACGAATACATAAAAATGCTAATTGTAGATACAGTGATAGAAGAACAGCACAAGATTTTATGTGCGAATTAATATTAAATGGAATGGTAACATGTGAATATTTAGTTGAGAGGAGTAAATAAGATATGAGTAAAAATAGTAACGGAAGACTTATACGAACTAGTGATAAACAAGAGTTTATTTATATAAGGCAAGGCATAGTATATTTTATATATTGTATTAAAGAAGATGAGAGGAGTGATACATAGTGAAAGAAAAAATAAATAAAACAACAACTAAAGATAGCATTGAATATTTAGAATTGCAATGTATTGTCAATAATAGAATACATGATTATGTTGCAAAGTATCATAGCTATCCTAAATATATTAAATTACCTTTATGGATATTTGAATGTTTAAAACAAACAATGTGTGAAGTAGACTTAAAAATAGATTATAAAACAGGAGAATTTACATTCTTTAATTTAAAAGTTTGTGAAACAGTTAGTATAGAAAAAACAGAAGAAATTGAGGTGTTTTAAGTGAAAGAAAAGATAATAGATGGAGTTATATTAACACCGATGTATAAAGGCGAAGTATATAAATATCATGAATGCTCAAATTGTAAAAAAGAAATATACTTTGAAGAAGATATATTTCAACCATTTCATTTTGAAGAAAATATAAAATATTGCCCATTTTGTGGAAAAGAAGTAATAAGATATGCAAAACCAAAATTTATAGAAGAAATAAATTGGAATTGGTTAGATGAATACAAATTTGTTATAGAAAAAATGTATAGAGAATTAGAATATATAATTTATTGTAAGCTAGATAAAGAACAAATAGACGAATTAGAAGAAAAGTCTGCAAGAGGAATTGAATATTTTGGACAGGATAGATGGTCTTTTCCATATAGCAATGGAACTATATGCGATATAATTAATCAAATAACAAGAACTAAAGTACATTATACAGAAAGACGAAAACTTGAAAAAGAGTTTGGAGGTATTTTAAGTGAAAGAAGATAGTATAAAAGAAGATATGAAAAATGCAGAATATTTTATAAAATCTATAAAAACAGATAAAGAGTATAAAGAAGAAAATGGCTGGCACGGATATTACAATAAAGAAATTGTAGAGCTTGCTAGAATATTGGAGCATATTTTATCAGATTATAAAAGAGTATTAAAAGAGAATGAAAAGTATAAAAGATTAGCTGAAATGAATTTAAAAAGTGCAGAAGAATTTAAAAATAATATGTGTGAGCATAGATGTTTGTTAAAAAATGAAAATAAAGAACAAAAAGAATTAATAGAAAAAATGAAAAAATATTTATTAAAAGAAAATAAAATGTGCGATTTTTTGGAAAGCGAGGAATAAATGAACGAGGAAGAAAAGGAAATAATTGAGTTAGATATTGAAGCAAAATATGTAAATAAAACAGAAAAGGAATATTTAAGTAGAGTTACTTATGCAGAATGCCTATATATCTTAAAACCTGAAAATAAATATTGCGATAAAATAAGAGAATTATCATTATTAAAATTATGTGAAATAATAGGTAAACTACAAAAAGAGAATGAAGAATTAAAAGAATATATAGCAATAGCACCAAATTTAGATGAAATGACAGCACTAAAATACAGAAATATTCAAAAAGATGCTTATGTACGAGGTAGAGCAGAAGAAAAACAAAAAGCAGAACAAATAATTTATAAAAATTATATATCAAAACAAAGATTAAAAGACAAGATAGAAGAATTAAGAGAACAAGATAAAGAATGGACAGAAGAGTTATCAGAGCCAGATTCTAATTTTAAAGTTATAAATAGACATTTAAAAAGAATAAAAAATCAGACAGATGTTTTACAAGAACTACTAGAAAGGAGAAAATAATGGGATATTGTAATTATTATAATTGTTTTTGCGATGATGAAAAGATAGAAAAAGAACAAGAAGAACGAGGAGAAGAATGTTATATAGAATGTCAAGACTGCGAGTGGCATGAAGAATAGGAGGACAAGCTATGACAGAAGAACAAGCAATAGAAATATTACAAGAACATAAAAAACAAATAGATAAAAAATATATTAGTGCAAGGAACTCAAAAGCAATAGAAATAGTTTTATCTATGCTAAAAGAAAAAGACAAACAAATAGACTTAATGGCTAATCATATAGCAACTAGTGATAGTAATTTGTGTGAATATTTAGACATAACAACCAAATGCAAATATTATGCAGGAGAAAATGGAAAACTTTGTGATGATTGCATTAAGCAATATTTTGAAAGGAAAGTAGAGGAGGACAAGTAATGCTAAAAATAAAAGATAATGTAGATTTAAAAGAATTAGAAAAGTTTCGGGTTTACATTAAATATCAAAGGGCAATACGAAAAACCAAATACTTTAATATATAAAAATAGAAAGATAAGTGGAAGAAGTAGAAATTCAAGCTGGTCAAAGTTATATATAGCATATGAGCTATTTGATATTATTCAAGCTGGATTAGTTGAGAAAGTAGAATAAAATCAAGATACAGGAAAGGAAGGAGTAAAAGTTGTGGAGGATATAAATGGAAGTATGCGGTATAGAAGAAGCAATAGAAGTATGTAAAGAATTAATTGCAGAAAACAGTAATGATTTATTAAATTGTTGGGATAGTGGAGAAGAAGCAAAACAAGCAATAGAAACAGTAATAAGAGCATTAGAAGATTATAGAGAAGATTATAACCATAGATGCCAATTAGCTATTGATAGAAAAAAGCAACTAGATAACAGCATAAGCAAAGACAAAATAAGAGATAGACAGATGCAAAGAGAATTTGAATTACAACAAGAATATAAAGATTTTGAAGATGACGTCGAATGGAATGTATATCAAAAGTTATTAAAAGGAAGTGAGTAGATATGGAAAATTACGATATTAATATAGATTGGGGAAAAGCGATAGTAGAAGTAACAATACAATGCTGGAATTACAAAGGTCATTATAGGATACAAGTAGAAGGAAATATAAAAGGTACTAGTATTTTAGAAGATGCTTTTGAAACAAGTTGGTTAGAGAATAAAGATGTTATATGGAATGATTGTAAATTAAATATTCTTGAAAATTTTGATGGAGATATGATTTATTTCGCTGAACTTAAAGATAAAGATGAAAATATTTTAGTAATAGATGAAACTATCGAAGATTTACAAAAAAATATTGTCGGAGTACAAATAGTAGAATACACAGAAATTGAAAAAGATTAGGAGGACTACAATGGACATATACGAAAGATTTGATAAATATTTTATATGCTCTTATTTTGATGAAGAGGGACAAAAGGTAGGAGTATTTAAGGAAGGAACACCAGAAAGGATTTTAAAGGAAGTTGAATTTGATAAAATTGAGTTTGAGTAAGGAGGAATAAATAATGATAATAGTAAGTCAAGATAAAACAAAAATAATTAATTTTGATAATGTAGAAGAAATAAAAATTGTAAAAATAATTGATAAAAATCATGAGATTAAAAAATTACAAATAGTTGCATTGGGACAATACGAATATGAGTTAGCGGATTACAAAACAGAAGAAAGAGCAAAAGAAGTATTAGCAGAAATAGTACAAAAGTATTCTAGCTATTTACAATTAAAGGGTGGTCCAGCAATATTGCAAGGACAATCAGATATAGCACCAGCAATATTCAACATACCAAAAGTTTATGAAATGCCAGAGAAATAAATAAAGAATCGGAGTGATACAAATGAAATTAGAACATGTATACAACACAGTACAAAAAGCAATGACAGAATTAGAAAGTGTTGATTTAGTAGATGTATCAAAAAGAAAAGAAAGTCAAGTTAAAGTAAATAAAGTATACGACATATTAGATAATTTTAAAGACGAATTAATAAGAGAAAAAATAAAAAACAGGAGGTACAAATGAGATTAAGCAAAGAAGATTATAAAAAAGCAGAAGGATGTTTAAGAAGATATAATTATAATTGTATTACTATAATGAATATAAGAGCAGATATAATGAGTGTAGGAATACCAAGCAGTGATGGAATGCCAAAAGCACCATACAATATATCAGATTCTGTATATAATCAATACATAAAGTTACAAGAAGATAAAGAATTACAAATAGCTTTAAAAGAATATAAAGCAGTTAGACAAGCTTTAGAGTTAGTAAATGAAGATTGTAAAGATATATTTGATAATTATTATTTAAAGCAAAAAACAAGGTGGGAAACAATAGACAGACTAGGACTTTCTGAAAGGACTTTTGTAAGAAGAAAAGGAGAATTAATACATACTGTAGAAAAAGAATTAAAAAAGTTGGCGTGAAATTGGCGTAATTTTCTAAAAATAAGTGGTATAATTAGTACAAGTTAAGAAGTACATATTTCCCCAAAGAGTTAGTTATATAAGTATAGCTAGCTCTTTTTAGTTTTAAAATATAGCAAAATAATAAAGATTAGAAGGTGATTCTATGTCTATACAAGAACTAATGAAAGAACATGTACAAGAGAAATGTAGATACTGTACAAAGAAAGATTGCGATGGAATACATGTAACAGTAGATAACAAAACAAGGTGTGAGAGAGATGAAAAGTAAGTGTTTTGAAGATAGTATATGTAAATACTGTAAAGCACAATGTAGTAAAGCAATAATTGTAGAAGAAAATAAAGAAATAAAAATAATAAGATGCAACAATTATGAAAAAGATGAAAGTAAAATAAAAGGTTATGTAAAACCTGAGGAAAGAACAGCTAAGTTTAATAAAACAATAATGGGTTTAAGTAATCCTAGTTGGAGTTAAAAAAGTAGGTGAGTGAGGTGGCAAAATATGACTGGAAGCAGTTAGAGAAAGAATACGTATTAAGTAATTATAAATCAGTAAGTGCATTTTTAAAAAATAAAGGCATAAAAGCTACTGGAAACACTAATAAACAAACAAAAGGATGGAAAAATAAAAAGGCTAAAAAAGAGCAAAAAAAGAGCAAAAAAACAATAGAAAAGGCAATAGAAAAAGAAAGTGAAAAAGAAGCTCAACGAATAGTAGATATAAAAAATATTGCAAATGATTTAGCACTTAAAGTAGTACAGGCAAGTAAAGAAACAAATTTATATATAGATGCTGATGGAGAAATACAGAAAGGTTTAATTAACACAAAAGGGTTAAAACAAATTACATCAGCTTTAAAAGATCTACAAGACATACTGATTAATAATCCACAATCCTATGAACTAAAAAAGGAAAAACTACAATTAGAAAAAGAAAGGGAAGAGAAAGATAATTGGTAAAGTAAAGATGTATACATTAAGCAATTTTTATAGAAGCGATGAATGGGAAAAACTTTTACAAGTTATTAAACTAGAACGTGTAAATGAAGATGGGAATTTATATTGTGAACATTGTGGTAAAGAATTAGTAAAAGCTTATGACATAATAGGACATCATAAAATAGAGCTAACTAATGCTAATGTAAACGATTTTAATATTAGCTTAAATCCTGACAATATAATGCTTATACATTTTAAATGTCACAACCAGATTCATGAAAGATTTGGATATGAAAGAGCTAGAAAAATATATATTGTGTATGGCTCACCTTGCAGTGGTAAAAGCACATGGGTTAAAGACAATGCAAGTAAAGATGATTTAATCATAGATATGGATAAGATATGGGAATGTATTAGCAGCTGTGACAAATATAACAAGCCTAACAGATTAAAACAGAATGTATTTGGAGTTCATAATACATTAATAGAGCAGGTTAATTTAAGAGTTGGCAAATGGAAGAATGCTTTTATTGTCGGAGGATATCCTTTACTTATGGATAGAGTTAGGCTTGCTGATAAGTTAGGAGCAGAACTAATACATATAGATACAGACAAAGAAACCTGCTTAAGTAGAAGTATTGATAATGAATGGAATAAATATATAAATGATTGGTGGGAAATGTTTCAGCCAGCCCCCCTATACAAATGATAAATTAATGCTTAAGGGGACTGTAAGGGGAAGGTACTTTTTACCGAAAGCTAAAAATTCATTTTTTTCATCGAAAATTCATAAAAATTATGGATTTATAGTAAAAATCATAAAAGTTAACAATATTTCTTTAAAGTAGAAAAAGAAGGTGATGTTTATTGACAAGACGAGAAGAACTGGACAATATTTTTAAAAATGTCGACAAAGACAAAAAAACATTGATAAATAATTTAATAAATGAAGTGATTTTTTTAGAAGAACAAATGGATAAATTAAAGAAATTACCTTTTATACGAGTAAATCCTAAAAATAATGCTGAACAAAAGGTAACTTCAGCTGCAAAATTATACAAAGAACATTCACAAAGCTATATGAATGCAATCAGAATACTATGTTCAATTACAAACAATACAGAAGAAATAGAAGAAAGTCCATTAAGAACTTATTTAAAGGAATTACAAGCAAAATATGCATAAGATAGATTTTAAAGATACATATTTATTCAAGTACCGTGAAGAAATTCGTAATCGGAAATATAAAAGCTGGGTTAGATATGGTTATGGAGCTTGACAACTTAATCGAGGATTTTTATTGCGATGAATATAAATATGATGTGGCTGATGCTTACATGCGAATTGATTTTATCGAACATTGCGTAAAACTTACCAAATCACCGTTTTATGGCAAGCCAATGGTTCTTCTATTATGGCAAAAAGCATTCATTGAAGTTGCGTATTCATTTAAAATATTGTCAATGGATTCAGGAAAATGGGTGGATAGGTTTCAAGAAATATTATTAATTATTTCTCGTAAATGTGGAAAAACAGAACTTATAGCAGCTTTAGAACTTACAGAAATGATAATAGGAAAACCTGGTTCTGATATTGTTTGTTCTGGAACTAATGATGGAACGGCTGATTTATGTTATCAAGCAATTGATACAATGAGGTTAATTATAGACCCTAAGAGCTTAGATACATGGAGAAATCAAAAAGGAATCAAGTGTTTTGCAACTAAGAGCAATATTTATAAATTATCAGATAGTAGCAGACAAAAAGAAGGTAGAAATATAGACTTTGCAGGTATCGATGAGGTTTGGTCTTTATTAGACGACGGTATTTACAAACCAATCCAGCAATCAACTTCAACGAAAGATAGTTATAAAATATTTATGTTTGGTTCAGAAGGTTTTGTAGCAGATGGATTTTTAGATGACCAAACGAAAAAATATAGAAGAATTATCCGTAAAGAAGATGATAGTGAAAGTTCAAAAAGAAAATTACCCTGGATTTATTCTATGGACGATGAAAGAGAAGTTTGGGATACAAATGAAGAAGGCATAAATCCGTTATGGGAAAAAGCAAATCCTTCTATTGGAGCAATAAAAAAATGGTCATATTTGAGAGATAGAGTTGATGAAGCGAGACAAAGTAAATCAGATAAAATGTTTGTACTTGCAAAAGATTTTAATTTTAAAGTATCAAATGGACAAGCATGGCTTAATAGAGGAGATTACGAGTACATTACTAATACATTTGATTTAGAAGATTTTAGAGGAAGTTTAATATTAGGAGCAGTCGATTTATCTGAAACAACAGACATGTCAAACGCAAAGATATTATTAATGAGAGCAAATGACAAAACTAAATATATTTATACTCATTACTGGATACCTGAAAGTAAGCTCGACAATTCTGATGATAAAGAAGCAGGAGCAGAATATCATGAATGGGCAAAGCAAGGATTATTAACAATTTGTGAAGGAAATGAAATAGATACTGCTAAAATTGCAGATTGGTTTTATCAATTATATAAGGATTACGACTTAAGACTTTACAAATGTGGATATGATCAAAGATATGCTAAAGATTTTTTAAACAGAATGGAAGATTATCATTTTGAATATGAAATGATTTATCAGAACAAGTTTGTAATGTCTCCACCTATGAAATTGGTAGAAGCTGATTTTACAAGTCAACTAATCAATTATAATCAAAACGAAATAGATAAATGGTGTTTAGGTAATACAGGAGTTTTAATTGATGATTTAAGTTACTGCATGCCAATTAAACAAAAAAATCAAAAATCAAAACGTATTGATGGTGCAGTAGTATTCATAATCCTATATGAAGTATTTAGAAGATATAGAAGTGATTTTATGAATAATTTGAAGGAGTAGAATATGAAAAATTATAAAATTAAATATCAAAAGGGATTTGATATTCATATTGATAATATAAAGACAACAAGTAAACCAGAAGCGGTTTATTTTTTTTATATGAACAATCGAAATGTTGATATTTTAGACATTGAGGAGGTGGACGAAATTGGGAATAATTGATTTTGTAAATAAATTCAAAAAAGAAAAGGAAAACAAAACATATGCAAAAATGTTAAATGGGTATATGCCAATTTTTAGTCAATTTGGTCAAGATATTTATGCAAGTGATGTTGTGCAACAAGCAATTAGTTGCATAGTTTTTGAACTAAAAAAGCTAACACCTCAACACGTTAGAATGAACGGAGCAGATCCAACACCTGTAAGTGATAGCACACTACAAAGATTATTAAGCCAACCAAATGAAAAAATGACAACAAGTGAATTTATTGAAAAAATATTTTGGCAACTATTTTTAAATTATAACAGCTTTATAATTCCAACATACACGATTAAATTTGATAAAGATGGAAATAAAATCAAAAGTTATACAGGATTATATCCAATACAACCTGTTAATGTTGATTTTTTACAAGATTCAACTGGAAAATTGTTTGTAAAGTTTAAATTTTTAAATGACTATGAAACAACATTAAGATATTCTGACGTAATACATATTAAATATAAATATTCTATTAATGAATTTATGGGAGGAGACAATACAGGACAACCCGACAATACAGCTTTATTAAAAACATTAGAATTAAACAACACATTACTTGAAGGAGTTTCAAAAGCTCTTAAAAGCTCATTTTCAATTAATGGTGTAATTAAATACAACACTCTTTTAGATGACAAAAAAATGGAGAAAGCAATCAAAGAATTAGAAGAACACTTAAAAAATAATGAAAGTGGATTTTTAGGGCTTGATATGAAAGGAGAGTTCATTCCTCTTCAAAATAAAATTCAATTAGTTGATGACAGAACACTTAAATTCATAGATGAAAAAATACTTAGAAACTTTGGTGTATCACTTTCTATACTTACTGGAGATTTTACAAAAGCACAATATGAAGCTTTTTATCAAAAGACATTAGAACCGTTAATCATAAGTATTTCTCAAGCGTTTACTAAAACGCTATTTACAGATAGAGAAAGAGGGTTTGGAAATCAAATTAAATTCTATCCACATGAATTAATTTTCATGGAAACAGGACAAAAAATAGAATTGTTTGATTTACTTATTGATAGCGCAAGTTGTTTTAAAAATGAAGTTCGTGTTGCGTTTGGAATGCAACCATTGCCAGAGCTTGTTGGACAAATTGCTATGTCTAGTAACAAAACAAATGCTGAAAATAATAAGAAAGATGATAAAAATAATAATATTAACAATAAAGATGATGATAAGGAGGATGAAGATGAAAAAGAAAAAAATTAAAGTTATTAATGATAATGAATTAGTAAATCGTTCATATACTGCAACTTTTAGAACAATTGAAGATGAAGAAGGTTCAATAATTGAAGGAACGCCAATCGTATTTAATCAAGATACCAAGTTACAGGATTGGACAGGAGAATATATTGAAAGAATTGATGCCCATGCACTAGATAATGCAGATTTAAAAGATATTAGATTATTTATTAATCATGACACAAATAAAATCGCATTAGCAAGAACTAAAAATGGTAGAGGAACAATGTCATTCAGTATAGATGACGATGGATTACATATAAAAGCAAATTTAGATACAGAAAACAATCAAGAGGCACGAAGTTTATATTCTGCAATAAAACGTGGAGATATGGATGGAATGTCTTTTATGTTTAGAATAAAAAGTCAAGAATGGCTTAATCTTGACTCTGATTGCCCTACTAGGGTTATTAAAGAGATTTCAATAGTTCATGAGGTAAGTGTTGTGAATTTTCCAGCATATCCTCAAACTTCGATAGATGCCAGAAATATTTCAGAGGAAACTGAATATTCACCTCTAGAGGAAGCTAGAAAGGCAGCGGAGGAAACCGTAGAAAAGAAGAAAAATGAACTTGAAATGTATAAATTAAAAAATCAAAATTTATTAAAATTAGGAGGAATGTAAAATGTTAGAGTATTTAAAACAATTATTAGCAAAAAGAAAGGCGAAATTAGTAGAATTACAAAAAAGAAATTCAGAAAGTGAGAATTTAGAGGAAGTAAGAAGCTTAGGTGTAGAAATCGCAGAAGTTCAAGAAGAGGTTAGAAGTTTAGAGGCTCAAATTGCTAACATAGAAGCACAAGATAATCAAGGAGCAAATAATCAACAAGATGAACTTAGAGGAGTATTTAATCCAAACATGGCATTAAATGTAGTTGGAAGTTCACAAATGAATAATGGAACAGTAAGAAATGAAGATGACCCAAGAGCAACAATGGAATATAGAACTGCATTTATGAACTATATTCAAAGAGGAGAAGTAAACAGAGATGTTTTACAATTTGAACAAAGAGCAGATAGTGCAGGACAAGCTTCCAACTTAGGAGTTTTAATTCCATCAACAATTATTCAAAAAATAATTGAAGGTGTTGAAAAAGTTTACGGTGGTATTTATTCAAAAGTTAGAAAAACAAATGTACCTGGTGGTGTAAAATATCCTATTGGTTCATTTAATGCAACATTTAAACGTATTACTGAAACAACTAAATCAGATAGACAAAATGCTGGAGGAGTTACTGGTTCAGTTGAATTTTCATATAAAATTGGTGAGATTAGACTTGCTAGAACTTTATTACAAACTGTTTTATCAGTTGAGGTATTTGAACAAAAATTTGCAGAAGTAATGGTTAAAGCGTATATCGAGGCAATGGATAAAGAAATCATGGTTGGTAAAGATTCAGCTAATCAATGTGTTGGAATTTTAAGTACAGAAGGTATTGCTAGAATACCAGCAGGAAACATTATAACATTTACAGCAGAAGAAATGGCTGACTGGACAAAATGGGAGTCAAAGTTCTTTGCTCAAATACCATTAAGTTTAGAAAATATGAATGCAGAATTTGTAATGGCTAAACAAACATATGTAAGTAATCTATGCACAATGAAAGATTCAACAGGACAACCAATAAAGAAAGCTGGATATGATTCAAGTGATAAACAACATAAATTCAACGAATATAATGTTAACAGAACTGAAAAGGATATATTTAAGGATTTTGACAGTTGTGCAGATGGTGAGTATTTTGGAATGTTCTGGTTACCGGAAGAAGCTTATGCTATCAACTCAAACCTAGAATTTACAGTTATAGATTACTTTGATCAAGAATTAAATCAATACATAAAGAAAGCATTAGTAATAAATGATGGTAAGATATTAGACCCTAAATATATCTACTTATTTAAAAAGTCAGTTCCTAAAGCATAGTAAGAGGAGATTTTCATATCTCCTCTTTAAAAATATAAGATAAGAAAGGAAAGAGTAAGATGGATAAGAAGAATAATAATGAAGAAATTCAAGAAGAATTAATTCAAAACGAAGAAGAAGTTAAGGTTGAAGAAGAGACAATTAAAAAAGAAGAAAAAAATGAAAAAATTAAATTAAAAATTAAAATAGGATTTGTAGACAAATACAATGAAAGCATTTCTTACAAAACTAATGATATAGTTAAATTTGAAAAATCTAGAGCAGAAGAACTATTAAAAGACCCACGAAAACTAGTATGTATTTGTAAATAATGAGGTGAGTATATGTTAGAAGAAGTTAAATCTAATCTAGGCATAACAGGAACATTTCAAGATGAAACAATACAAGGTTACATAGATGAAGTTAAGCAATTTTTAATTGACGCTGGTGTTGATAAAGAAATTGCTGAGTCAAAAGAAGCAATTGGAATAATAACTAGAGGTGTTGCTGATTTATGGAATTATGGGTCAGGTGGTACAAGTTTATCACCTTATTTTATGCAAAGAGCAACACAATTATCTTTTAAAGAAGGTGAAACATAGATGAGCAATTATAGACTGACAATAGAAAATCCAATTCCACTTGTTCTATTAATACCAACAAATAAAAATATTAATGGTGTACTTAAAAAGAACTATCCAACTGTAGAGAAGTCTTTATCTGTTAAAGATAAAAATGGAAATAATGCAAATTTATTTTTTGGCAGTTTTAAAACCTATGGAGGAACAGAAAAAAATGTAAACGGTATTTACTCTATAGAAGATACAGCCAATATTGAAACTTGGTATAGACCAGATATAAAAGCTAATTGTAGGATTGCTCTGGAAACTGGAGAGATTTATGATATTTTAGGAGAACCCGAAGATATTAACAAACGTCACCAGTTTTTAAAATTTAAAGTACGAAAAGTAAAAGGTGGTGCTTAACATTGGCTCAATTTAGTAATAGAAGAAAAAGTCCTAAAAGCGGAAAAACATTAGGTCTGGATTATAGTGAAGTCTACAATTTGATAAAAGAATTAGAGCGTTTAGATGGAGATGTAAAAAAGACCACAGAAGAAGCTTTAATAAAATCGCAAAAACATATTACTAAAAATTTACATAATGAAATGAAGAAACATAAACAAACAGGAGAAACTGAAAAATCAATAGTTGAAAATCCACCCGTAATATGGGTAGGAAATATGTATGCTGAAATAGATGTGGGATTTGATATTTCAAATGGTGGTTTACCATCAATATTTTTAATGTATGGAACACCGCGAGCAGAAAAAGACCAGAAACTTTTTAATGCAATTTATGGTAGAAAAACACAAAAAGAGATTTCAGAAATACAAGCAGATATATTTTTTGATGCAATAGGAAAGGCAGGAGTTAAATGAAAGAATTATTAGTTGAAATATTAGAAACTTTTGGGTTTCCTGTTCATCAGCAAGGATCTTTAGGAGCTGATGAACAATATCCAGAAAGTTTTTTTACATTTTGGAACAATGAAACATATGGAGAAGCTTTTTATGACAATAAAGAACATGAGGATATCTGGGATTTTGATTTAAATTTTTATTCAAGCGATCCTGATTTAGTAAATGTAAAGTTAAATGAGGCTATAAAACTACTAAAACAACATGACTTTATAGCAAGTGGTGAAGGGTATGATGTTGCTAGTGATGAGCCAACCCACACAGGACGTGGAATTAATATAAAAAAAATAAAAAGAAGGGAGAATTAAGATATGAATTTTGAAGAATATAGAGGTGTAGAAAATTTAGTTATTGCAGAACTAAATGAGACAACAGGTGAAGATGGAAAAATAATAGAAAAATATGGACCTGTTCAAAGACTTTCTGGAGTTCAACAAGTTAGCGGAGAAGTTAACGAAAGTTCAGAAACACATTATTATGATAATATGAGTGCAATTGTTGTAGAAAGTGAAGGTGAGGATACATACACATTAGTCGTATCAGTACCTAGTAAAAAAACAAGAGCATTAATAGAAGGATTAACTTATGATGAAGAAACTGGAGCACTACTTGGAACTAAAAAGAATAAAAAATATTTTGCACTTGGATTTATTGCAAATAAAACAAGTGGAGTAGATGAGTATAATTGGATTTACAAAGGTAAATTCTCAGGCGGAGCCAAAACACATGATACAAAAACAGACGGAACAGATACTTCAAATATGGAATACACATATACATCTATTCACTCAGCAACTAAATATGAAAAAGGTGGAAACTGTAAATATCTAAGTGTTGATAATGATGGAACAGCAGATTTAACAAATTTCTTTAAACAAGTAACAACACCAGATACTTTACAAGCTAAAGCTTAATAAATAATGAAAGGAAAATAGAAAATGGAATTAAAATTAAATATATATAATAAAAAAGAAATTGTGAAAACATACACAAATGACGCAGACA